GGTATACGCCGTTGTGTTTTGGTTAAGCGTAGCCGCATTGGTAAAAAGAGCGATATAAAACGTACCCGATGTGAAGTTGTACACCCCGTTCATCATCCCCGTTTTAAAAACGTCACATGCCCAGTTTCCTGTAAAAGCCATTATGTCACCGCCTGTCTATATTGACCTGATCTGTATGCGTCTTGACGCTCCAGACCATCACCAAGGCGTTTAGCTTCACCAACAGCTTCCATGTACTTGCTGTTGTACAACGCAATAATGTCTTGCTCACCCTTCATAAATGTATACGCCTCAACCAGTGAGCCATATAAAAGTACGGAGTCGTAGTTGTCCCCAAGCCATGTGCGACCAGTGGAGTTAGATATAGTCAGCACGGGCACTGAGAAGCCACCACCCGAACCACCAATGTCATTAGAGGAAACACTAATTGTGTCTCCAACAACATAGTAACAACCACCACTTGTAATTGTTACAGAAGTAACCGCTTGCCCAGATACTACGATAGTAGCTGTAGCTGAATTACCTGTACCCCCCGTAATCGGCACATCGTAATATGTACCGTTAATATAACCAGACCCGGGAGTAATACTACCTAAAGTATTAATAACACCTTGAATGATTGATGGTGGATAGTAGTAATAGTGCAGTTCTACAGAGTATGCTTGATCAGGAGTTGGACCGAGAAGAAAAGTCAGTTCGTTGACTGCGCCGGACTGAGGACCAAAAAGCGCATAGTACTGAGGAAGAGCGTTGTATATCGAGCTTGTATTAGGATACGCTTCACGAATAAAGTTAACATCTTTGTTCAGCAAGTAGCTATAGTTGCCAGATGAATCAATGACCGCTAAAGAATAGACAGACAAGAAATCATTAGGGCAAGATAGATACTTGGTGTTGGCGGTAGTTACTCCAGTTACGTTTGATCTTAAAGATGGGAACTGAATCGTGTTGTAAATGCGCTGCTCAGCCTGCTCTATGAACCGATTGATTTGAGTCGATGTGGACTCAACGGTTCCGTCAGCAAGATAGACAACAGGGAACTGGTTTTCTGTGTATCCCTGTATCGCTGTTACAAGCTCTTGATATGTCACGCCAATGGTCCTCTAGCAATTCTGCCTTTAGTTGCTGCGCCGTTACCACGGGTTTCAACACCTGTGGACTCAACATCATCCATATGCCCAATAGACACAGTACCATTTAAAGGTGTCCAATTTTTACGAGTGGGCATCTCTACAGAAAAACCAATGTCTTTCTCTTCTAAAGTTTTGCCACCCGCAGTGTGAGGCGTAGCATAAACAGACGCTGGGCCTATTTCTTTGCCGCCTTTTTTCATGCTGTATTTAGCCATTATCCGCCCCTTCCAGAGCTACGTTGGTTCATTGCACGAGCCATATTGCGACCCATAGAGCGCATTGACTTACCTGTTACACCGCCCTTAGCCATTTTCTTAGCGGGCATACCGCCTTTTTTTAGCTTAAGCTTTGTGCCGGGGCCACCTTTGTGTTCTTGTGCATCGTGTTCTTTAAAAGCCTTTTTAATCATGGCTTTGTCTTGTTTCATGTCTTCTTTATCCATATCAAACTCCTATGAAGTAACTACCGTAACTGTACCAATTTGTACGACCAATGCCAAGCTATTTGGCGTTAATCCTGCATCATTTGCCTGAGAGCCACCAACGGGATTCCAGCCCCATTGAAAAATCCTACTACCACCTTCGTTCGTACCTGTACCCAAAATTGATGTGTCGTAGGGATTAACCTGCGTATCAATCTGAAGCCCACTGGTTCCTGATACTTGATAGCTGCGATCTGGTCTTGGGTTTCTAAGCCCTTGTGGGTCGTCCACTGGGAACATACCAAGCTGCAACTGCGGATGATCAGGGTCCCAGCACTCTGGGCATACTAACAGGTCATAAACTTTGGTCTTGATTATTTCCTTTCTTAGCTGCTTCAGTTTGTACCGTTGTCCGCAGCGATCACATTCGGCAATCGCATACTTACCTGATGCAAACCTGTTTCCCATTATGGACCACTTCCAATGTACTGTTGACGGGGAACAAGCCTCATGGCTGCTTTTTCGTGATCTTCATATGCCGCTAACTCCCAAGCCTCATCATATTGTTGCTTGAGCATTTGCATTCTTGGCATACCCTCAGGTATCTTTGTCCCTACATAATAAGCAAGTCCTGCTGCCATGCACGGGATAAACCTAAACGGTACNTCCATAACTAAGCTACCGTACTGGGCTGCGTCTTGCGTTCTGCGCATTCTCCAGTAAGCAAATGTGTATTGCTGAGCGTTGTCAGGTGTAGGCCAAACTGTAATGGCTGGAAGCTGAGCCCANATNACTGTAGCCCCTGCACTGTGTGCAGCAGCCGTTGTATTGTTTTGACCTCTAAAACAGTTATATAGGGTATTCCCTGATATATAGCTATAGTTNATTATTTCGGANTTCAACTGAATAAAACCAGAAGCAGGCAGTGCGTCGGTCGCAGTCAATTGAATTGTTGTGTCTGTTGCGCTGATCCCCGGTGTACTTCCATTACCAACGAGTGTTCCGTCGGTTGGAGTAGACATAGCGTTGTACCTTTGAATCCAAACTTGGATAGGTCTAGCTTGCTGGATTTTGTTGGGTATAGTAGCGTAGGTAGATACGCTAATACGGGTAATGGTCAAATCTGCTTGAGTTGAGGCGACGTTCGCCCCAGTCCTGATGACATGTTCGAGCAGATCGACTGTATCGCTTGGAAGGGCGTAAGTGTTTTGACCCTGAGTCAAGGTAATCGTACCCGGCTCAATCGTCCACAGATTTACACCCCTGTTTGCCCAGTCNGCAAACATAATGTTNAAACTACGTCTGGCTGTCCTAAGATCATAACCAGAACGCAACTCACGACCAGCACGCTCGTAAGCCTCCTCAACTAAATCAGTTAGCTGAAGATTAAAACTTGCTACGCCGGATGTGAGTTGTGTTGCCATTATTTCTTCATACCTTTGAGCGTTTCAGCGAGTCGAGCACGCTGACCAATCTTGCCCGGCTTTTTAGCAGCAGCAGCAAGTTTCTTAGCTGGTATTGTTTTGCCCTTCTTGACACCCAGCTCTTCACGAAGAGCACCGGGTTTCTTGATGGCTTTTTGTATCCATTTCTCTGCCATGATTAGTTCGCCACGTTAGATGCGGATTGTGCTTGGGCTGCTGTTTGGGGAGCATCTACAGCAGGTGCGGCTGGTTGGACAGTTGAATCTGTAACAGTTGCTGGATTAGCCACGGCAGGTTGACTATNAGCAACAACAGGAGCCACGGGAGCAGAGGCTTCAGCCGTTTCACTAACATGGGCGTGTAATGCGTCGTGTATTTTCTGAGTTGCTTCACTAACCACTCCATGACCGTTTAATTGAATCGCCATCATATGCTTGACAAGGTCAAGTAAATGTTCTGCTTCGTTTTCAAGATGTTTTAATAAACTCATGTTATTTCCTTTTAGCTGTTTTTGCTGACTCAATAAAAGCCTCATCAGTTGGAGCACCGGGTGCTCCCTTCTTTCTCATCTTTGCCCCACGCTTGCGTTTGGCGTTGATGTTTGCATAAAGTCCCACTTTGCCGCCTTCTTTGTACTGCGTAAAGTCCGTATCGTCTCTACGTTCCTTACGCCTACCCTTTGGCATTTTAGAGGGATCAGCATCATCGTCTTCACCCCGTCTGCCCTTAGGCAACTTGGCTTGACTCATAGCACCCATTCCTCTACTCGCCATCATAGGTATGTACCTTTCGTGTGTCCACGCTCAGCTATACCGTCAGCACGAGCATGTGCAGTTCCACCCTTTTTCATTGCTGGGGGTCCACTTGCACCGGGCTGTGCAGNCATTGGAGGCATACCACCGGGAGGCATACCAGCAGGTCCCATTGCGGGGGCTTGAGCGGGCATATTACCTGCTGGGGCAGCACCACGAGCACGAGCAGCTATTGCTGCTAAGAGTGTAGGAGATACTGCTTTTGACTTTTTAGATGCCATGACGGCTCCTTATTNTTTGGANTTGCTCATNCCACCGCCACAGAGCTTCTCAACTTTCTCGTGCTCTTTCATGTGNCCAGCAGCGTGCTTGCCGTAGTGGTGATGATGGTGCATNTGACCNCCATCTTTGTAATGCTTTTCAACGTGATGTACGTTGTGTATGTGATGAGGAGTTTCCTCTTTCATTAGTGGGGGATGATCCATCTTCATAGGGTTTCTCCTTATTTCTTCATTTTCATTTTGGACATGCCGCCTTTTTTCATGCCTGTTGTAGTACCAGACATTTTAGGCATCATACCTTTGGTTTTGCCTCTTTCAGCAATACCGTCTTTGCTAGGGGCAGCAGTGCGAACTTTGCCCATAGACTCTTTTGTTAAGCCCTTGCTTTCTTTGCTTGAGCCTTTGCCAGTAGTGTCTCCACCACTTGCCATTTTCTTAATTGCCATGATTGGTTTTTTCATGCTTCCACCTTTTGAAAATAAAGCCATCTCGCCGTGTCTCGTTTTGGCACTGTTAACTTTTTCTAAATCAGGGCGTGGCACGCCACCCTTCCCAAACTTTTTGCCTTTATCGGCTTCACTAAAATCCTTACCAACGGATTGGGGGACTCCTGCTTTCTTGGCAAACGCTGGGTTGTGGGCCACCGCTTCCATAAACTTATGTTGCTTTGAAGTGCTACTTGGCATTCTTAATCTCCATAAGCCTATCCAATTTCTCATCCAACCGATCAAGACGGTCCAGCACCCTTGTGATGTCTGCATGGACTTCTTGCTTCGTAACGTACTCCTTAGCAATCTCTTCTCTGGTTCTGTTAAGAAGGATGGTAACTCTTTGCAGTTCACTAAATTTCTCCTTAAGGAAAAACCCTATGATCGCAACAAAAAGCGATAACGCAGAGTTCCAAAGAATCATCACGTCCATCACATGTACCTGCCTTTTGTATGACCCTTGGTAGCAATACC